CTCATTCCCTTCAAAGAACCCTTTCTTTATGTAATTTATTTCATCTTCATAAGAATCAACATCATGATGCTTTTCGAATAGTTTCAATAGTTTTATGGGTAACATCAACTTTTTATTGGTAACCAGATTAAGTATCCTGAAAATCACAGGGTGATAATACTTAGGTAGAAATCTGCTCAAAAATAATCCAAACTGAGGCATGACAAATTGTTGTGCCCATGATGATGAATCACCACTAGTACAACCAGTAGAAACCAACTCGTACTCATCTCTATCAGCATTTATTTTACCAAAGTGATTTGCAGAGACCTTTGCTTTGTCTTTAGGTTTAGTCAACATTTCTCCTGGAAGGGATTCAGCAATCAACCTCATCAATTTTTCTAAGAAATGAATAATCACTCTGAAGCATATATGAAGCACAAATATTTCTCTGATACCACTAAGCTGATTCTTTTTAAATAAATTCACTACATTCAAGTTCCTATTTTCACATATAGTGATAAGCTTGCTAATAACTTCAAAAGGCTTCTTGTCCTTATCAACTCCAAATCTCTCTAATGCAACCATACATTTCTCTCTAAACGATGGATCCTTTTTCTTGTCTTTAAGGTCATAGTAATTATAACTTGGTAACTCTTGTGCGCTTGCTTTCATAGTAGAAAAATAGTCCCAATCTGTCTTCAACATCTCAGAACTTATCCTGTCCCAATACCCTTGGCCACCAAACTTTTCTATGAAGTCTTTAGTTCTATCACCCATTTCTTTTATTGTCATAGGGCAAAATTCATGAGGTCCATGACCACAATTGACACCTGTTCTGCATTTTGATTCTGTAAACAGTTTCCTTTCTTCTTTTATTACTTTGTTGAATATCTTTAAAAACCCATGGATCTCATCACCTTGATCTTTATTGAACCCAGTTCCAATATACATGGAATTCAAACATTGCTCAAATCGAGAAAACTTTAATAAGTCAATGTATGAAACTAAATCAACAGATTTGGGATTCTTAACTGTTAATTCATACACTCTAATCAATTGATTCCTCAACCACAGCTGCAATGGAGATCTTATGTGTTTAGAAAGCTTTGATTGTATCTTGAATGGATTAGATGTGGCAGTTAATTGTTCCATATAAAAATGTCTTGTTAGAAGGAAATCAATCGAAGTGTTGTTCTTATTTTCGATATAAACCAAAAGAGATATTAATGCATGATCACATGATCTTTTATTTTTAGTGGTCACTTCACCTGTGAACTGCTGGTTCCAAAAGCCCAATATAGTCAGTGACATAGTGAATGCTGTCAATAAATTTTGAAGCTTACCAATATTGACACTAAAAAAATCACTAATGTAACAATTCTCATGTTCAACACCTTGCTTAAAACCTGGAATTTTATGATCAATAGCATATAAAATGCTAACAAATATGTGAGAATCTGCTTTTGTTGGCTTCATGAGTATCCAAAACTTATCAGATTTCTTTAACACGTATTGATCCTTTTTGCAATTTTGTCGTCTGCTGATGTTGACCTCTTCAAAAATTTGATGCATCAAATACAAATGTCTGACTAATTTGCATGATCTTTGCTTATTGTAAAAATCATATTGATCTTGATTGGTCTCATCTATTGATTCTAAAACCATATTATCCAAATCAAATGGCTCTTCTGGCATGTATAACTCTTCAGACAAGCTTAATAATTCATTGACCACGTTAGAATCCTGCAATTCATCCTGGTCTTGTCTAATGATTTGATCTTTGTACCTCTTACCTTGTAAACCTTTATGAGCCAAAGAAATTTTATCGACTTCATCAAGCAAAACATCAACTCTAAACCTATGCCTCTTATCTATGTCAGATTTTGCATCTATTCTATGCTTCTCATCATCATATGACTTCAATGCTTTAATCCATAGTCTAGAGACCGGATCCAAATCATAGATAATAGGATTGGAGACATGACCTTCTGCAAAAGGCCACTTGATTATGTTCCGATTACCATATGAC